CTTGATCAGGTTTGTTATGCTACGTATCGTAGAGCGTAAGCACCCATACCTAAGTTTGTAGAAACTTGGGTCATACCGGTACGTAGTGAAGCAACTAGAACACGGCGTTGTGTTTCAACAAGTTCTTGTGTATCAAAACGTAGACCACGCTGATTACCAACAATGAAGTTAGGTGGATAAACGCAGATAGCACCAACGTTGGTGGTAGTAGCAGCGGTATTACCGGCTGAGAACTTGGCAGGAAGTTCACCAGATACTAGAACAGGTGAACCACCAATCTGACCAATCTGACCAGTTAGATAAGTAGCCTGTGGGCCTACGTTATTCATTGTCTGGAAAGTTGTATCTTGTAGTAGGTCGTAGTAAATATCGGTGTTAACGAAGAATAGTATTTCCTTAGGGTCTAGACCTAGAGCACCTAGATCCTTACGTAGGGAGATCATGTTCGCTACAGTAACCTTGTTAGCAACAGTAGCAACTGTTGTTGAGGTAGAATAAGCAGCGAATCCCTTGACAGGATCACTATTAGCAACAGAACCAGCACCAATTAGGAACGCCTTATCAATAGCACGGGCGCAACGACGAACCATTGCATCACGAATGATTGGCATTAGAACCATTAAAGCGTCTTCTTCTTCTTCGTAGGCTAGATACTCAAGAGTAGCTAGCTTATAAGCATTGAGCGTAACTTCTTTTAGGGCGTGATTTGCTTGGGTACCTGCAGAAGCGGATGCACCAAAGCTAGTGTTGTTAATCCAAGTTGCTGAACCAGCTTCTGGATTAACAGGAATACTCATTACGTTAGTCTTCATTGGGACCTGACGTAGTAGCGGAGCAACTACTAAACGACGACGGACTTCGGCTTCCATGTTCATGGAGACTTCTAGTTCCCAAGTGGCTGAAGGTACGTGTGTACCGGCCTTTTCTAGTAGTTCGCGACCGAATGCTGTATCGCGAATGTCCTTACCGGCCATCTTTGATAGTAGAACAGCCTTTTCGCGGTCTGCGTAGTCCATACGAGCAGCACCGTTATCTACAAAAGACATTTTAGAATTTTGTAGAGCCGTTAGTTCAGCAGCCTTTTCTTTAAGAGCAGACTCTAGGCCAACTAGGCTAGCGTTTTGATCTTCAAAGCGGCGGGTTACTTCAGCCAATAGGCGCTCAGCACCGGTATCGACTGTTTTGATTGTGTTTAGAACAACCGACTCAACACGAGCTGTTAGAGCAGCTTCTTCAGCAGCTTTCTGAGCTTTAGCAGCTTGTTCAGCTTCTTGCTTGTCAAGTAGGCTCTTTGTGGCTTGTTCGGCCGCTTGCTTTGTTGCAGCGTCAAGCATTTGTTTGATTTCTTCTGGAGACATATTCCATTCCTTTGGAGTTGTGCTGGATACTTCGATCTTACCTTCTGGTAGCTCTTTAGTAAACTGCTTTTTAAATACCGTATAGTCTTCTGCGTTATCAAACGCTTTAGCTAAACTGAAAAGTGTGTTTTGGTTACAAGGCACTGAAACTACTGAGATTTCAACTAGTTCCACTTCCTTTATCATAAATATCTCTGATGCAGGGTCATACTCTGCATCTTTGACTTTAAAGCCAATTGAAAACGCAGTTAAAACATTGTCTTTTACAAGGTTGAATATTTCAGCTGCTGCGGAGATTCTTGCTTTTATCCATAAACCCTTATTATCTATTCTGTGTTCTACCATTCTACCTACGGGTTCGTCATGGTCATGAAACGCTAAAATAATAGGATTTTTTAAGTAATTGTCGAGGCCCTTTTTCCAAGCACCTGCAGTAACCACATCACCAGTTCTGTCTACATCGCAGGTACTTGCGTAACCTTCAATATAAACAGACTCGATAGGTCCCTTTGTAGTACTAGAGTCGTCTTTTACTTCTATGGGTAAAGCACTATTTACATATAGTACTTTGTTTTTATTCATTATATTCCTTAAGTATCAGCAAGTCAATTTTTAGTATCTCCTTGCTTAGGAGCTCCACCAGTACTAGGATTTGTAGCAGATCCTGCAATATTTGCAGGAATTCTTAAGTCGTCGTGACCTGGTTTTGCTTCGTAGCGTAGTTCAACTCTTGCTTCATTTGCTGTAATAATTCCAGCATTAACTAGCGTACTATGATAGGCGGCTACATCTTTTAATTCTGGCTGTAAAGCACTAACTAAACCAGTTATAGGCTGTACATCATAACCAAAAAATCGTTCTAAAGCACTTACGTACTTGGTTGTAATAGGTAAGATTGTTTCTAGGTAGAATAATCTTAAATTAGGTGAAATGTTAGCATTATTTCCACCATCCAGTAGAATAGGTGGGACCCCTAAAGATTTTAAGATCTTTGTATCATGAGTTTTAATACTAGTATCAAAATCCATTTCTTTGAATGACTCTGATAGATTACTTACGGGCTTTAATCCGGAATCCAAAATCATGGGCTTTCTTGCTCCATTTTTTGGACTGTATCGTTGTGACCAGTAGGCGATTGTTTTATCTTTTGCTACTTGACTTAGTGTATTTTCTGAAGTAAATATTAGACCAGCAATGGCACCATTTTCAAAGAACTGCTCCTGAAAAGCCTGCATCTTATAAAGTATCTTAATATTTCTATCTGCACTTGCTAGCCTACTAGTACCTCTATAGATACTTTTGCTATTCAAGTCTTTAATGTGTATGATTTCATCTGGCTTAAATAAGACCTGAGAGTTGTAATTGTAGCCTCTTACAAATGTTTTTAGGTCCGTGTCAATAATCATTCTACTTGCTGGCAGGTGGTATAGATGAACACCATCAAAGTATAAAAATATATTTCCTTCTAGGATAAAGTCAGTAAATATAGTTGCACGAAATTCTTGAGCGCTTTGGTAGGGATTAGGAGTATAGTTAAGTAAAGTATCTAGCGACTTTTGTCGGATTCCGCTAACTACTCCATCTGTTTTCTTTTCTTTTACATCGTAGTCTAGACTACTACAGGCGCTAACAATCATGTTAACACCGCGATTTACTGATTCTAGTGACTCAAATGCGGTAGAGTAGTTAACACTATAGTCACTGCCAATAAAGGTGCCTTCTTGACGAGCAATAACTTCTTGAGCAGGATTTAACTTTTCAACATTATTAAACCAATCCTTGGGATTATACCAAGCCATATTTTTCCTTAGTAAAACTGAGCAAAAGTTCCGGCAGTGGCTACAGTTTTAATTCCTGTTTCGCCAGCTAAAAACTTTTCCCTTTGTTTTTGTATCCACAGGGTTTGTTTTGGAGCACTGTGTGTTGCTGGTGCTTTTCCGTAAATACTGTGTAGCTTGACATGGTGACGATTACATAGTGTGTAAACGTCTTCGTAAATCTGTTTATGGTGTTGTTCAATGAACTCGTCACGTACTGCTAAGATGCCAGCGTCTGTGCTAATGTCGTAACCCTTTTTGTGTGCCCAATCATTTAGCAGTATAGTAATACTGTGTGTATGATGAAGTTCTAGGTCTTCACGACCATCACAAATGCAACAGTGGTCATCCTTTTCATACGCTGATTTAGCCTTGTCGCGAACGTGCTTTACTGCAATACGTTTGTTATCCGTATTCTTTGCCATTTTTTATCACCAAATTTTTTTCAACTCACTTATTATATCACCACAGGGAATCAAAGTCAACAATAAAATTTTGCTACCTACCAAAACAAAAACCCCGATGGCGACCAACCATCGGGGTTTTTGTTATACTGTGTAACTATAAAGAGCGTAACGTAGGGCGTCGGCCATGTGCGATGTACTATCATGAACCGGCTTTTCTCTAGTAGTGCTCGTTTTATCCCACTGGTATTGGTCTAGCATCTTTAGTGTGGCCACACAGTGTGGACTTACCTTTAGTCGAGATTGTTGTTCTATCGTCTGATTAAAAGCAATTCCCTCTAAAACCTGCTTTTTAGCTTTTATTGTTGCTATATTATAGCTATAGGCAAGATCACCAGCAAACTGCGCTGCTGCTGAGTCAATAAAGATGGTTTCAATGCCCCAACGTTCACTAAGCTGGCTAAAAACAGTAGCGTGTTCG